TTGAAAGGTACCTTGGCCCCCATATACTTGCGGGGGTTGTCCAAAGAACGGAGGTAAAAGTCCAAGACTATGGAAGGGTAGTATCTAGCGGCGAGAGCGTCGATCTTGTCTTTCAACCGTCTCCACTCCGCACTCTGGGCGTAGTCTTCCTTCTTCTTGTCTAGACCTTGAGAAACCATCTGTTTCTTGGCCTGAGATGACTTTCCTTTAGGCATCTCTCTCTCTATAAAATTTACTTCCCCCAGCGGAAAGGAAGCAAGTTGAGGATACTCTTTGACACGCTCTGAGGCGTCAACAAAGACAGCCTCAGCTTCTGGTGCATGCTTGTCCACTTCAACATAGCCCACCTCAAAGAGGAACTGGATTATTTCCTCTTTGTTGGCATTTCCCCGGATCTCATAGAGAAACTGCCTCAACTTGTCGGAGTCGAATTTCGCTCTGAGCAAGTTAAACAGTCCCTTCTTATAGGACTCAAGGGCGGCGGGGCCGTCGTGGTAATACAAGTGGCTGCAAAAGCTCACCGCGTCACCTTCGGAGGTGATGTGAATGTCCTTTGGGGGCATTCCCATTGCGGCGTACATTGCAGAAATCTTGGAGTGTTCCTCCCACTTCTCGGTTTGACTTATATTGTCGTCTCCCATAGAGAAGAAGTGGAGGGTCGGGTCGAATCCCGAGAGGATTCTGGCGTGGCATAGGAGAAGATTTCGCTTAACGCTATTACCGTCGGCAGTGGTGAACCTACCAGAAATTGTGCCATCGACACCAATTTCGCGGAGTTCTCCGTCACCGAACACGATAAACTTCCTGCTCATAGCATAATAGAGGTTCTTCTGAAATTCAAGCCACAAGAGCTTGTTCTCAGTAGAGGCACTAGAAGAGAGAATTTTCATCTCTCGGAAACGTTGCTCGTCTTCATTCAGAAGTTTTGTGCACAGCCAGTCCCAGGAAGGCATGTCGTCGCTGGTTAGCTGACGACCATCTCTCATCAAGCCTTGTAGGTGCTTGTGGGTCTTCGTACACATCTCGTCTGTGAATCCTATGCCAACTTGCACAGAATTCTCGGGGGACCATTTAGCGGCCAAATCATTAACATAGCCTCCCCAGAGGGTCCTTTCGGCCATCTGGAAAGTAACTGATACAGCCCAAATTGCC